ACCTCACAATTCTCAAAAATGAGAATGCAATTAAGAAGTCTGTAAGAAATTTAGTGCAAACAATCCCAACTGAGAGGTTTTTTAACTCTGCATTAGGGTCTGAGGTACGTGATAGTCTGTTTGAGTTTGTAGATTTTGGTACTGCGTCCGTTATACAGAGCCAAATTAAGATAACACTTGAAAATTTTGAACCTAGAATAGAAAATGTTGATGTTGAGGTCGATCCAAGACCAGATTTGAATGATTTTGAGGTCACAGTGTTCTTTGATATCGTCGGACAACAAATTCCAACACAAGAATTCACATTCATGCTCGAATCAACAAGATAAATGCCTTTTACTAAGTTTACAAACCTCGATTTTGATCAAATAAAGACCTCAATTAAGGATTATATTCGTGCAAACTCAGATTTTACTGATTTTGACTTTGAAGGATCGAATTTTTCGGTTTTAATTGACACTTTAGCATATAATACCTATATTACTGCCTTTAATTCCAATATGATTGTCAATGAGTCGTTCTTAGACTCGGCAACTGTAAGGGAAAATGTCGTTGCACTTGCTCGAAATGTTGGATATGTACCAAAATCAAGGACATCTGCTCAAGCAACCATCTCATTTAGTGTTACAGTCAGTGGAAATACACCAACTTTGACATTACAAGCAGGATTAGTTTGTGTCGGGACTTCAAAAGACACTTCTTATGTATTTTCAATACCAGAAAGCATTACCTCCGTTACATCTCAAGTAACTGATAGTCTTGGTAACATAGTAAGTAGCACTGCATCATTTGAAAACATAGTTGTATATCAAGGAACATACTTAACTAAGTCATTTAGAGTTGATGGTTCATTAGATCAAAGATTTGTTCTTGAAAATTCATTCATAGACACTTCAACGATAGTTGTTAACGTTAAAGGTGTAGGTGAAGAGGGAGATGGAAGGGAATATCGTAAAGTTGACAATATATTAAATGTTACTAGTGACTCTGAAATATACTTAATGCAAGAGATTGCTGATGAGAGGTATGAGTTACTCTTTGGTGATGGTATATTTGGTAAAAAGTTGGATAATGAGAGTAATGTATCCGTTTCTTACATTGTCACTGATGGTGTAGAGGGAAATGGTCCTTCATCGTTCACATATGCAGGTAGTGTAGCATCATCGTCAAATCAAATACAAATACCATCCACAACACCAATTATAACAACCATCTCATCGGCATCTAACGGAGGCAACATCGAGTCAATTGACTCAATTAAGTATTTTGCACCTAGATTGTATTCATCGCAGTACAGAGCAGTTACAGCAAGGGATTATGAATCAATAATACAAACAATATATCCAAATACCGAATCTGTTTCAGTCGTTGGTGGAGAGGAACTTGATCCTCCAGAATTTGGAACAGTTACAATCACAATTAAACCAAAAAATGGTGAATTTGTGTCAGATTTTGATAAAACTCAGATATTGTCAAATTTAAAAAACTACTCATTGACAGGTATCAATCAAAAGATCGTTGATCTTAAGTTACTTTATGTTGAACTTGAATCATTTGTATATTATGATCCATCAAAGGTGTCTACAGTATCTAACCTTAAATCAAAAATTATAAACGGATTATCAACTTACTCATCATCCACTGATCTTAATAAGTTTGGTGGTAGATTTAAATATAGTAAGGTACTCAATGTTATTGATAATATTGATAATGCAATCTCTTCTAATATCAGTAGAGTTAGGATAAGAAGAAATTTAAAAGCACTTGTAAATCAATTTGCACAATATGAATTATGTTATGGTAATAGATTTCATATCAATCCAGAGGGTAGAAACATAAAGAGCACTGGTTTCACAATACAAGGTCAAAGTGACACATTATACATCACAGACATACCAAATAAAAATAGTGCTGGTGAATTAGATGGTAGTGGAAAAGGTGTCCTTGCCATAGTTAAGGGTGATGTTGAAGTTGTTGATAATGTTTTAGTTGTAGCATCAGCTGGCACAGTTGACTACATTCATGGAGAGATCATATTAAACACTATTAACTTCACTTCAACTGAAAGATCAAATAATATAATTGAAATTCAAGCATTTCCTGAGTCAAACGATGTTATTAGTTTGAAAGATCTATATCTATCATTTGCTGTCGGAGATAGTGAGATAAATATGGTTAAAGACACTATTACATCAGGTGAAAAAATATCTGGTGTTGGATATAAAGTCACTTCAAGTTATTCAAATGGAGCATTGATAAGAGGATAATATGATAACAACTGGCATTGATAAGAGAGTCAAAGTCCAACAGATAATTGAAAATCAAGTCCCTGAGTTTCTTTTATCTGAAAGTCCGAAAGCAGTAGATTTTTTAAGACAATATTATATCTCTCAGGAATTTCAGGGAGGTGTAATTGATCTTACTGATAATTTGGATCAATACCTAAAATTAGATAATTTATCACCCGAAGTTGTTGTAGGGGAGACAAAATTAACAAGTGGCATCACAACTACTGGAACCACCATAAATGTCAGTAGTACTAAGGGATTTCCAAAAGAATATGGATTATTTAAGATAAATGATGAAGTAATAACATATACTGGTTTAACCACAAACACCTTCACGGGTTGTATAAGAGGTTTTAGTGGTATAACAACATACCATGCACCCAATCAACCAAACGAACTTGTATTTAGTGACACCACTGCAATTAATCATGAAACAGATTCAACTGTAATAAATTTAAGTGCACTTTTTCTAAAGGAATTTTATAAAAAGACCAAGGCAACTTTAACACCTGGTTTAGAAAATGTTGATTTTGTCAATAATTTGGACGTAAGTAATTTTATAAAAAATTCAAAGTCATTATACCAATCAAAAGGGACAGAGGAGTCTTTTAGAATATTATTTAATGTTTTATACAATGAAACACCAAAAATAATAGATTTGGAAGAGTATCTTCTAAAACCATCTTCTGCAGAATATATTAGGAGAGAGATTATACTCGCAGAGGCAATATCTGGTAATCCAATAAATCTTTTAGGTCAAACTATAATCAAATCAACTGACTCTGCAACAAGAGCAGCTATTTCTGCATCAATATCAGAAATTGAACCATTAACTAGAAAAGGAAAGACATATTATAAGTTAGGATTGTTTGTTGGATTTAATGAAAAGGATTTAATTGAAGGAACTTTTACAATACCTGGTATTACAAGATCAATAACTAACGTTTCTGCAGGATCAAGTGTTCTTACTGTTGATTCAACGGTTGGTTTTGGAGCAACAGGTGTTGTCATATCTGGCATAAACACAAATATATACTATTCAAGCAAATCACTCAACCAATTTTTTGGATGTACAAATATTGTTGCACCAATATCTGTATCTGATGATGTTCGATCAAATGAATTCTATTATGGTTATGAAAATGGTGATTTAAGTAAAAGAGTTGATTTAAGAATTACAGGAGTTTTATCTAAGTTTCAACCAACTTCAGATATTAGACTTTTATCTGAAGGAGAAAAAATAACTGTAAAAAATGTAGGTGAAAAGATAATTTATCCTGATACAAATAGATCAAGAAAAGAAATATTTGCAAATTCTTGGATTTATAATACTTCCTCAAGATTTCAAGTTGAAAATATAAATGGTAATAATTTTGAATTATTCACAAGAGACATTGATAAGTCTAGCATCAAGGTAGGTGATGAAATACAAATATTATTCAGAAATGAAGAAAATTTAGCAGGTACTGGTGTTGTAAACTCAGTAAGTAAGTCTACAAAAACTATTGACATCAACCCTCTAAGTGATTTAACTGGAGGAACATTTACTCCTGATCCTAATAGGGATTATGATATAAGAAGAGTTATAAAGAGGGCAAATAGCACATCAGTTGACATAGAATTTGGAGATAATGTATTAACATCGGATGTCACAAATGTATATAATGATTCTAATGAAAGAATGTATGTTGCATCTAATTCTTTACCATCATACACAATAACAACTGAAATTCCTAAATCCACAATACCTAATGCAACCGCAAATATTGATTTACAAGGATTCAGTAACACTTCTTTGAAGTTTAGTATTATAGCGTTTACCTCAAATGTCAAATTTATAACTGGAGATGAAATAACTTACACTGCTGAAAATAATGTCATACCAGGTCTAGAAGAAGGATCTTATTTTGTAGAAGTATTAAGTAATAAAAAACAAATTCGTTTATATAAGTCAAGATCATTCATTCCAATAAATGATTTTGAAGAATTTGAAAGTTTACCCAGTAATTCTGGATCTCATACTTTTTCATTAGTAAAAACTGTAGATCAAAAAGTAAGTGCTCAGAAACTTTTAAAAGAATTTACACTAAATCCAAATATAACCAATTCTGATAATGAAAAAACTATTCCTGGTGCTACAGGTTTACTTATTAATGGTGTTGAGATATTAAACTATAAATCGAGTGATCGAATATACTCAGGTCCTATACAAGATATAAAAGTATTAAATGGAGGAAAAAATTACGATGTAATTACACCTCCAACCTTAGAGGTATCTTCACCAGGTGTCGGAAAAACAACAGCTCTCATAAGACCTGTTGTTAATGGTGAAGTGGTTGATATTCAAGTAGATCCCCAAAATTTTGATATACAAAAAGTATTATCCATTTCATTAGAGGGTGGAAATGGAGGAGGTGCTAGATTTGAAGCAGAAATATCAAAGAGAAAGAGAGAAATATCATTCGATGGTAGAATGATATCGCAATCTGGTGGTGTTGATAATGTAAATGAAACAATAACCTTTTTAACAGATCATCATATTTCATCAGGAATACCATTAGTATACGATAAAAATGGTAATGATCCATTAGGTGTTGGAACAGTTGGAAATGATGGTATTTCAGTTGTTGGACTTGGAACCACAACTTTAGTTGATAGTTCTGTATATTATCCAGAGGTTTTAAATTCAAGAACGATTAAATTATTTCAAAATCTTGGTGATTATAACTCTGGCATAAACACCGTTGGATTTACAACCTTCAATAAAGATGGAGTTCATAAGTTTAGGTTATTAAAGGAGCAAAATACTTTAAGTGATATTAGAGTTTTAGATGGTGGTAGTAATTATCAAAATAGAGAACTATTTGTAAAACCTTCTGGTATAAACACTTCTCTTCATACAATTAATTTTACAAATCATGGTTTTTCTAATGGAGATCAAATAGTTTATTCAACTAATTCAGGCATAGGATCTACACAACCACAATCTATATCAGGATTAAGTACATATACAGGAATTACATCAACATCAATTTTCTACGATGTAAATGTGATAGATAAAAATTCATTTAGACTTACAAACGCAGGACTAGGTGGAACATCATCGTCTAATTATGATAGATCGAATTATATAAAATTTACTGATCAAGGAACAGGATTCCAAGTATTTAAATATCCAGATATAAAACTTAATTTACTTTATGAGTTAGCAAATACAAATGTTGGAGTGATAACTGCAACTCCTGTTGTGAGAGGTTCAATTGATGAAATATATCTTTATGAGTCTGGAACTGGATACGGGTCAGATATTTTAAATTTAGAAAAACCAGTTAATGTAACAAGAAAAAATGGTGATGATGCAGAATTAAAACCAATAATATCTGAGGGACGTATATCCTATGTTGAAATACAATCAAAAGGTAAAAATTATGAAACAGCGCCAGATTTAGAAGTAGTTGGTATTGGAACAGGTTTAGGAGCAAAACTAAGAGCAGTTGTAGAAAACGGAAAAATTGTCAACGTTATCATACTAAAATCTGGACTTCAGTATCAAGATGAAAAAACAAAAATATTAGTGAAACCACCTGGTAATGAGTTAAAAGTTGATACAACAATAAGGAGTTTATCGAGTAATTTATTTGAAAGATATGGTAATGAAGCACTTATAAAATCACAAGAAAAATTAAAATATTCTATAGTTGGATATTCCACTCAAATTGGTAGTGATGCATTTGGTGATAATGGTATCGAACACTCTCCTATTATTGGTTTTGCATATGATGGTAATCCAATCTACGGACCTTATGCTTATAGTGATCCCACTGATGAAAACTCACCCATAAGAATCTTAAAAAGTGGATATGAACTTGATCCTTCAAATATTTTTGATAGACCAACTTCATTTAATCCAGGATTTTTTAGTGATGATTATGTATTTAAAAATAGTGGTGATTTAGATTCTCATAATGGTAGATATTGTAGAACACCAGAATATCCTAAAGGAACATACGCATATTTTGTAGGTATTACTTCCATATCACTTTTACCAGAATTTCCATATTTCATAGGTGACACTTATAGATCTAAACCCACAATAGATAATTATAAATTAACACAAAGTGATTTTGATATTGAAAAATCAAATTTAATTAGAAATACTTATCCATATAAAGTTTCTGATCAATTTGCAGATAATGATTTTATTGTAGAGTCTAATGAAATATCTAACCAAGTATCAGTTGTTGAATCAACCAGTTTTGGAAGTGTCGATTCAATACAAATAATAAATGATGGAGATAATTATCAAGTAGGTAATTCTGCAATCTTTGATAATACTGACACAGAGGGAGGAGGACTTAGTGTTACAGTTGATAGTGTAAAGGGAAGAGAGATAACTTCAATTGATACAACCATTAATACATTCAATAATGTAGTTTTTGTGAATAATGAAGATGGTGAAGTATCAGCTTTTATATCAACATCACCATCATTGAGTGATGGAGATAATGTAGTAATATCTGGTTTAAGCACTACTGCAGTGGTTAACTTACCAGGTTCTCATAATATAGGTGTTAAAACTGCTCGCACCACTTTATATCAACAAGTTCCAAATTCAGCAACTACAGGTGTAGTAACTGATATATACGTTTCACAAATCCCATCACTTATATCTGTGGGTAGTAGTATAGGTATTGGAACAGAAAAACTTTTGGTTCTCAATACTTTTAATCAAAATAATATTTTAAGAGTTAAGAGAGGTGCGGTATCTGGTATTCATACTGTAGGTACAAAAGTAGAATTAATTCCAAATACATTTGATATAAAATTAGGTTTTACTGATGATTTTGATTCAAAATTAAATGATAAAGTATTTTTTAACCCTCATGAGTCAATTGGTGTTGGAACAGCGGTAGGATTAGGTTCTACCTCAACTTCAACACTTGGAGATTTAATAAAAATAGTATCAACTCCATTACAAAGTATTAGATTACCTAATCATAAATTTGAAACAAATCAAAGGGTTACACTTACTAAACCTGCCGCTGGTTATGCATTAACAGTATCTGATGACGATGGTATTTCAACTTTTAGTATACCTGAGTCGGGAAATAGTCAAGATGTTTTTGTCATAAGAAAATCTAGTAATTACATTGGAATAGTAACACAAGTAGGATTAACAACAACCTCAAATGGTTTATCATTTGTAGGTGATACAAAAGTCGGTTCAAGTAGTTTTGAATATTCCTTTGAAAGTAACTTTACTCAAGTAACTGGAACATTAGAAAGAATACATGCACAAGTATCAGTTTCTACAGCACACTTTTTAGATAATAAAGATATAGTAAATCTTAATGTAAAACCAAATCAGTCAGTCGGAATTGGAACTTCTACTTCAGTAAATTTAAAATATGATGAATTAAATAATATTCTGTTAATAAACACCAAGACTTGTGCATCTAGTGGTATTACAACCTCCTCAAATAATATAAACATAATTTCTCATGGTTTTGAAACAGGAGATAAAATATATTACTCTGCATCAACTCCCTCTGAAGGTTTATCAGATAAAAACTCATATTTTGTTTACAAGGTAGATGATAATAATTTTAAATTAGGTGAAACACCTATTGACGTTAAAAATAAACCAATTAATATATTAGAACTATCATCAACAGGTAGTAATCATGAGTTCTCTTTAATCAATCCAAAAATAGAAGTTATTAGAAATAATGATTTAGTTTTTGGTGTTGGTCACTCATCCTTACAAGATTTTGAGTTTAAATTTTATCATGATAAAAATTTCAAAAATGAGTTTGTCTCAACAGGAACAACCGATACATTCCAAGTTAGTGGTGTAGGTACAATAGGCATTACTTCCACAGCTACAGTCACACTTAATTTTTACGAAGATAATCCTAATATATTATTCTATAATGTTGAAAAGAGTGGTTATATTAGCACCTCAGACACAATAGATGTTGAAGATTATTCAACAATACAATATAAAGATAGTGTGTATGGTGGAGGTTTCCAAGTATTTGGTGTTGTTTCAGCAGCAACTACTACGTTTAACATATCTCTACCAGAAACACCAGAGAAATTATCATATAACCAATCAGAAACTAGTGAATTAAGTTATTTTACAAACGCACCAGAGGCATCAGGTCCTATCAATGATGTTAAAATAAACTTCGGTGGAGTTGGATATAAGAGTTTACCATCTTTCGTAAGTATAGCATCAACTCAAGGTGTAAATGCGAGTTTACTACCAGATTCAAATACAATCAATAGAGTAAGTAATGTAAGAATATTAAATCCAGGATTTGAATATTCATCAGATAATACATTGAGACCAGAGGCATTTGTATCACCAGTTATATCAATAATAAATTCAAACACAATTTCTAATATTGAAGTTTTATCAGGGGGTAAAAATTATACAACTGAACCCGATTTAGTAATTGTAAATCCTGATACTGGTGAAGTTGATAATACAGGTGTTGTTGATGCAACAATCAATGGTAGTGCAATAGCAGGTGTTTCAATTGTTGTTCCGTCAAGAGGTTTAGATCCTGTAACTCATAAGATATTTGCACTTAACAATTCAAATGGTTCAACTATTAAAAGTGTTGAATTTAATTCTGCAACAGGAATAGTAACATGTACATTGGTAACACCTATTTTAGGTTTTAGTACAGCACCATTTTCAGTAGGAGAAGAAATATTTGTTGAGGGTATTCAACAATATGAACATTCAAGTGTAACACCAGGTAATGGATTTAATTCTAATGAAAATGGATTTAATTTCTTTAAAGTGACCTCAATGGTTAACAATAATCCTGCAACAGTTGAGTTTAACTTATCTTCACTTACAAGTAATCCAGGCATAGCAAAAACAATTCAAAATTCTTTTGCACAGATAATAAGTAAAAATGATTATCCACAATTTGAAGTTACACAAAAAATATTTAATTTTAATATAGGAGAAAAAATTTCTGCCTTTATCGGAGATTCATTTGTCCCAGTTGAATTATCTGTTAGTGAATCTACTGATGAGTTTATAAAAATAGTAGAGGACACACCTGGTGCTTTTACATTAGTATCTGGTCAAAGAATAAGAGGTGCTAATAGTGGTAATATTGCAACAATAAATGAAATAAGTGAAAATACAGGTCAATTTATAGTTGATTATTCATTAAGACAAGATCAGGGTTGGAGAGATAATATTGGTAAATTAAATCAAGATTATCAAGTATTACCTGATAACGATTACTATCAAAATTTATCATATTCAGTTAAAAGTTCTATAACTTATGAAGATTTGATAAATCCAGTGAATAGACTATTACATACTAGTGGTCTTAAGAATTTTGCAGATGTAGGTATTCAATCATCAACAAGTGCAGGGGTCACAACTACAACATTCCTTGATACCTTAGCTCTTGATATAATTGATCAAAAAAGAGTAGATACTATAAACAATTTTGATTTTGCATTAGATATTGATACCGTTAATAACAAATCAAAATTCTTAAAATTAAAGAATACAAAATTATCACCTTACATTGAGTGTAGAACTAATCGTGTTCTTGAAATAGATGATATTAGTAATTTATTTTCTAATACTTCAGTTACATTAAGTAAATTTTTAGATATCCCTATTAATACTAATTTTGCAAAATATTTAATTCAAGTAAGAAATCCAAACAATAAAAATATTCAATTATCAGATATTGTATTACTCAAAGATGATAATGATGTATTTACTGCAGAGCAAACTAAAGTTCATAATACTTCATCACAATTAGGTGAGATAGAGTTTTCAATGGATGAGGCAGGATTAGTAAGTTTAATATTTACTCCTGATGATGCTGACAATAATGATTATGATATTAAAATATTCCAAAACACATTCAATACAAATTTAGCAGGTATAGGAACACAATCAATTGGATTTGTTAATCTATCTGGCAGTAACAAAATAGTTTCGACAGCATCAACATCTGAAATTATATCCGCAAATATTGGAAATATAGATGCATTTTTTGCCTCAGTTGAGGTTGAAGACCCAGCAACTTCTGAAACTAATTTTGTTGAATTATATGCTACTCATGATGGAACAAATACTTTTGTATCTGAATTTTTCACAGATACAGAGGAAGCGTTTACCTCAAACTTTATAGGTACTTTTATATCTGGTATATCAACTGGAGTATTCTCACTTTCATTTGAAAATGATGAACCAAATGAAATTTTGGTCAGATCATCGGTCATTGGTATAGGCACAACCACTGCAGGAATCAGCACATATAGATTTAAATCTGCAGGTCAAATTGATGGTTCAGAAAGAACTTTAAGATTTGAATCAAACTTTGCCAATGTATCTGCTGCAACAACAGTATCATCCTTCCTACAGGAAGAAATATCAAGTTTTAAGAGCATAGTTAGAGTCTCAAGTGGTTCAACTAGTGCTTTGCATCAAGTATTAGTTGTGAATAATGAAACTGATACACATATAACACAATATCCTTTCTTATCAATAGGTAGCACATCAGGTATAGGCACATTCTCATCAACTATCAAAGGTAATGATCTAAACTTTAATTTCCACCCAGATCCTGAATATACAGGTGGAACTAACAATGTTCAAGTTCAAATATTAAATAAAGCATTTTACAAGGATATTGATTTATTGAATATTCCATTAGATTTGCAATATGGTACAGTAACAGAATCATTATCATTAGCTCAATATGATGCCATAAATGGATCAAGATCAAATAAAACAAGTTTTGCTCTACAACACAACACAATACCAATATTCCAGAAAAACTTCAATCCTTCTAGTGTTCTTAATCTTGCCACTGGTTTGTTTTCTATAACAGATCATTTCTTTGAAAGTGGTGAAAAAATAATTTATTCACCTGGTTCTACTTTTACAGGTGCATCAGTATCTGGTATCACAACAGCGGGTGGAGCATTAGCATCAGGAACTGAACTATTTGCAATCAAAAAATTAAGTGATACTTTCCAAGTTGCAAAAACTAAAGCAGATGCTCTTGCAGGTATTGCATTAACATTCTCAGGTTTTGGTTCAGGTAACAACCATGAATTTGAAATGTTTAAAAAGAATGAAAAAGCATTATTATCAATTGATGGTGTTGTTCAATCACCTATTGCTTTCACTCCAATAACAACTGAATTAGAATTTAATATCTCTGATAGTGTCACCACTTTTAGTGTCACAGGCATATCTTCAGTTAATACAGGTGATACCATAAAAATTAATGATGAATACATGGAGATTACAAATGTTGGTTTGGGTACAACATCTGTAGGTCCTATCACCGAGACAGGAAGTGTTAAAATATTAGAGGTAAATAGAGGTTACATAGGATCATCTGCAACTAATCATACTGCAGGGGATACAACTAGACTCTTCTCAGGTGGTTATAATATTGTTGATAGCACAATTCATTTTACTCAAGCACCAAGAGGTACAAATAGATCAGGTAGAACTCCTTCAAATTTAGATCCTGTTAGATCAACATTTAATGGTAGAGTTTATTTAAGACAAGATTATAGTACAAACTTTGTATTTGATGATATATCTGATAGTTTTAATGGCACTGATCAGTCGTATAGAGTGAAGGTTGGAGGAGCAGACACAGTTGGTATTAATACAGGAAGTAGCATATTGTTATTGAATGGTATATTCCAAACCCCAACAACTTTCAATAACTTAAACAATAATTAT